CCGGCAATTTTCACGAGCCGATCATAGCGCGCGCGTTCGGGCGTGCCGGGGACCATGATCTTGTCGCGCGTCGCCTTGTCGCCCCGCATTTCGTCGATTTGCGCTTGCGCGTCGGCGCCGCTGATCCCGAACCGCGTGCCATTGCCGCCGGGCAATAGCCGATCCTCGGCGAGCCCTTCGCCCAATTTGGCGAAGATATCCATCGAGCGGCCCGCGCCCAAGACCGCGCGCAGCCGCACCGCCTCGTCGCGATTGAGCCCAAGCGCATCGAGCGCCTGTTGCACGGCGACCATTTTCTGCGGCTTCTGATTGCCCCATTCTTTGAGCTTGGCCGCCGCGTCGGCGTGCTGCTCGGCATCGGCACCCGCGATTTCTTCCATCTGGCTGGCGACAAAATCCGCGACGATCGCGGCAAAGCCGGCCTTAGGCACGCCGCCTTTGAGCGCGGCGCCAGCCAGGCGGTCGAGCAATGCCGTGTTCATCGGCACGACTTCGCCATTCTTGTCCTTGATTTCGGGGACCTCGTAGCCTTTAGCGTCCTCGGGCACGCCGATCGCGGTAAAAAACGCGCGCCGGTCGGATTCACTCGCGCCCTCGCCGGGCACTTTGACCTTGCCCGATTCGTGCAATGCCTTTTCCGCGTGCCAGGCCGAGCGCGCCAGCGCGGTCATATCCTTGAAATTTTTCGACTTGACCCAATCGCGCACCGAGCTGCTTTCGCCGTCGCCGACATCGCCGCTCAATTGCTCAAGCCAGGCCATATCGGCGCCGTTCGCATGTGCCCCTAAATCGCCCGCAGAAGCTCCCTCAGCGCCTTCGCCGTTGCCCGCCACATTGGTACCACCGGCACCGTTTGTCGCGCCCTGTGGGGCTCCTTGGGTTCCATCGCCGAACAATTCGCCCGCGTTGGGACCTGTTGTCCCCGCTTCACCCGCCGCTGCTGAGGCCATCGTCCAGCTCCTTGTGCTCTTGTCGCCGAACCGCTCGATTGCTATCGGCGCATCTGTGATTTTCAGGGGGTTCACTTTCGCGCTTCGGCCAACGGCCGATCAAGGCGCTGCAATGACGCAATTTGCCGGCGTCTCGCGGCTTGTGTGGAATCTCGCCTTGGAGCAGCGCCGCAACCATTGGCATCAGTTCAAGCAAGCAACTGGCAAGCGGTTGAATTATTTTGCGCAAGCTGCCGAATTGACGGCTTTGCGCGCAGAATTTGACTTCATCCGCGCGGTTCCTCAGGTACTTCAACAACGTGCACTGATGAATCTGCAAAAAGCCTTCGAGAACGCATGGAGCGGCCGCAAGTCCTATCCTCAACCAAAACGCAAGGGCGTACACGAGAGTTTTTCTTTTGGCGTGCGCGACATCAGCGTCGCCAATATAAACCACCGATGGGGCAGTGTTCGCATCCCAAAACTCGGTTGGATAAAGTTTCGCAAGAGTCGCGCGATCGATGGTAAAATTCTCGACGCAACAATCACTTATACGGCCTTGGGATGGCAAATCAGCTTTAATTGCGCAATAGATCGCAACCCAAACAATCCCGGCGGTTCGGTTGGCATCGATATGGGTGTTAAAATCCCATTGATGCTCAGCGACGGTCAATCTTTTGACTTGCCGCCAGCAATTGCCAGCCACGAACAGAAGTTGCGCCAGGCTCAACGGGTGGCAGCTAGACGCAAAAAAGGTTCTGTGCGTTGGGCGAAGGCCATGCGTCGCGCTGCCGCGCTCAGCGCGCGGCAAGCTCGGTGCCGCAAGCATTGGGCGCATGAGACAACCACCAAGATTGCGCGCCAATATGGAACGGTCGTAATCGAACGTCTCAATACGCAGTCTATGACACGCAGCGCCAAAGGAACACTTGCCGTTCCCGGCAAAAGTGTCAGTGCCAAGCGATCCACCAACCGAGAAATACATAATGTTGGTTGGGGCAATCTTAAAAGAATGCTCACATATAAAGCGTACAATTTGATATTGGTTGATCCACGTTACACCTCTCAGACCTGTGCAGTCTGCGGCCATGCAGCAAGAAACAATCGTAAAAGCCAAGCGATTTTTTCCTGTTCTGTATGTGGAAACAAAGATAATTGCGACCAAAATGCAGCTAAAGTAATTCTTAGCCGGGGAAGCACTCCGGGCGTGGAGGTGGCCGACTACGGCTCCGATGAAGCGCGTACTTTGCAAGTAGCTTAGGCTCCTTCTAAATCCTCTTTCGAGAGGAAGATGCTAACGTCCAGTTCCATTAGTTTCCGCTAAGCCCGTCATCCAGCTCCATCAATTCTTGGACGGCCGCTTCGTCGAGGTTGAGATAGTTTAAAATCCGCATGACGGCGGCGCGCTTTCCTTCCCGGAAAGCCATCAAATGCGGATCGGCATCAAAAATCGTCGGCCGGTCGAGCCCGGCAAAGGCGCGCAGATCGGCCAAGATCACTTCGCCCGCGCGATGCACGCGGCCTGGCTCGGCGAGGAACAGGTATCGCCAGAGCCAGGCCGGTTCGGCGAGCCCCATGACTTCGGGCACCGCACGAAACACATGCTTGACCTCGCGACCGATTAGGATCGCGCGGTAGCGTTGCGCATTGATCGCCGAAACCGCCATCACGCCGCCTCGCGCGTCTGGTTGGCCGTCGCGATATCCTTGTAGGCCGCACCCGCCTGCTGCAATTGCTGGGTCGCCGCCGCCTGCTGCTGATCCTGCTGGCGCTGCGCGCGGATAAGCTGCACCTGCTTGATATCGCGCACGTAGTAGGGATTGACGCCAATCTCTTCGGCGAGGCCGGGCACCATCATATCGGTATCGAGATAGTCAAACACCGCGCCATTGTCGATTTGCGCGATCGGCGACAAGGATTCGATGAACCGCAAGGTCTTGCTCGTGCTTTCGGCTTTGGCCATCGCCGCGAGCATATTGTCATAAGCGACTTGCGGCCACGCGCCGGCTTCTTTGACTTCGGGCGGAAACGGCGGAATTTGCCCATAGCGCATGGCCAGATCCAATTCGCGTTGGCTCATCGGGTCTTGTTGTTCGGTCTCGTAACGACTGGCATAAGGCCGCACAAGTATGCCTTGTTTGGACATGACTTCGAGAACTTCGGTCGTCGTCATGCGGCTATTGGGATCGGTCAGGATTTTATAGAAATCTTCGAGGAATGCCGTGCGGATTTGCGCGCGCTCGGCTTCCATCAATTCGAGCGCATAGGGAATGCCTTGTTCGCCGCCGGGCATCCGCGCCGCCAGCACGCGCCCCTGGGCATCGACCAGGCCGGGGTTGAGCCCGCCCGGCCGCGTCGCAAGCCGCGTGATATTGTCCTCGGAATTGAACAGGATCGCCGGATCAACGGCCTTGTGGCCGGCCCTTAATGTGGTGTGTTTCATCGCATTGAGGCCATTGATCGCCGGCAGCATTTTCGTGCCGGGCGAGCGCCCGTATTTTTCGCCGGGGCTCGTCATGTGCCGCGCTGCCGAAAGCGGCATCGTATGGTAGCCTTTGCGCGATAAATAAATTTTTTCTGAAACCGACATGTAGCGCGAGACAAATGGAAACCGCCGCCAGTCGAGTTTTTCTTCGTCGTATTGCCGGTTTGGCGCGACGACATGCAGGATTTCAAATTCGGTCTGTTCCTTGTCTTTATCGAGCGCGTCCTGCATGTGCGGCGTCAGCGTATCCCACCCGAAAAAGCCTTCGAGTTGGCGCGCCGTGCGCCTGAATTTGCGATCGACCGTATCGACCAGGCCCGCGAGGTCCACGTCGATCGTGCATTCGGACAAGTGGATCGTCCGGTAGAACATGCCCGAAAGGTCGGGCTTATGGTCGGTCCAGAAAATCGACGTGCCATAGCGGCCCAATTGCCCCCAATCCTCTTGCACGGCGACGCCAAAGCCCGCGCGCGCGTTGTAGCGAATCCCATAGAGCCGCCGGCCGGCGTCCTCGCACCACAGCCGGACGTTGCGCACTTTCATCAGATCGGGATCGGTGAAGCGCGGCTTGATATAGTCCTTTTCCTCGGGCGTCGTGATCGCCACCCCGGCCGCCGAAAACCGTTCGAGCGCGGTAATATGCGTCGTGTCATAATTGCGTTCGCCGCGTATCTGGCCCGGCGCCACCTTGCGAAACCCGCCGGCCCCATCGGGAAAGCGTTCGTCGATTTCGCGCCACACCCGCTCGTAAGGCCCGCGCTCGGCCAGGCGACGATCGTTGTCGGCAAGATCGGCCTTGGCCAGATCGTCGTCCTGAATTTTTTCGTCCACGGCGCGGGTCTTTCTTTGCGAAAAGCCCCGCCCGGCAGCATTCTTGTGGGGGGATCGGGGCAACAACTGCCGGGCGGGTAGGGACACGGCGCGCAAGGGTAGGTCGCGCGCGCCGTGCAGGGTCTTTGCTTAAAACAGCATGTCGCCGCGCAGATCGAAGGTCATGCCGGGTTCGACCGCGAGCGGCTTGTCGCGCTTTCGCTCGGCCACTTCGTCGCCATCGACATAGAGCGCATAGCCTTCGATCGAATAGACGGGCTGACCGTAAGGACCGGGACCGTGCACGAGGAACTGACCTTGCGGACCGGCACCTTGCACCTGAAATTTCGACGAATTGAGCCCAAGCCCGGCCGGCGTAACCAGCCAGCTTTCCGTGCCGCCTAGGACTTGCTGGCGCGGCAATCCTTCGATTTCCTCGCCCTTCTCGTCGGTGAAACCGATTTCGACCTTCTCGGCCTTGCCAATCAGATCAAGCAGCTCGGCCGCCGTATAGCGGGCCTCTTCCCCGTAGGGCGTGCGCGGCGTCGCAGCCATGTCATGGGCAGCGCTCGCGTTCTCAGCCTTCTCGCGTGTGGCCTGGTCCTGGCGCTTGGCGGCCTCTTCGGCAATCCTGTCCTTGTCCTTGTCGGTCATTTCGCTGCCCTCCTTGGCAAGTGGGCGGCGTCGAGAACTCCTAGTTTCCGGTGATGAAGCTGCCGGCCCTTCCGGTCGCGGTGCCCGTCGCCGCGCTTGAGCCGGTGAGGATATCGGCAAGACTGCCCTGGCGGCGCCGATACTGCTCATCGGTCTGCGCTGCGGCCACGGCATCGTCGCGCGTGACCGGGGGAATCATGGCCGGCGGGGCCGGCGGCTTTTTCAGGATCGAATAAGCGGTGCCGGCGATACCGGCGACCGAGCCGATGGCGGCGAGCGCGGGCGCGAGCGGGGCGAGAAACGCCATGGCTAAACTCCCTGGCCAAACACGTCATAATCCTCTTCGAGCACGACGGCCGCTGCTGCGCGCGCGCGCCCGCGAATGTCGCCAATCACATGCTCGCCTTCGACCGCCCCATACTGTTCGGCGTCGGCAATATGGGTGAAAATCGTGTTTTCGACTTCCAGATGTCCGCGCGTTTCGCCTTCCTTCATTTCGGCGTTTTTGTAGCGGTAGCCGCCCAGGTGCGCGCGGATCAGGTGCCGACAACTCGGATCGACGCCATAGCCGTCGCGCTCGGCCATGCAGCGCCAAATCGCCTCGTGGCGCAACGCCTCCTTGTTGGTTTTCGCCTTGTGCACGCGGCATCCGAGCGCTTTTTGAAACGCGAGGATCCAGTCATGTTCGGAATCGTCGCGGTCGCGCGCCGCCCAGGCCGCCGGATCGCCAACCACGCGCATCCGCGC